AGTCTTCAATAGTCTCTGGGTGTGTGAAATAGAATACTTTTAAGTCATCACGTAAACGTCTTGCTTCTCTGAATAGTTCCACCATATCTTTAGCCATAATGGTAAACTTGGTGAATCCTACTTCTGTAGCTCTTGCCAACATATTGAATCCCATAATGTAATTAGAGTCTTCAATGATGATGTTCTTAATGTGAGGAGCTTTTTCAGAAATAGTTTTTAGCAAACGACTAATTTCATTAGCATCTTCTACTTCTTTGTAATTCTTGTTCTCTGTGTTGTAAAGCTTTTCACTTCCTTTGAATGGAAGCTCTTTCTTTGCAACATTGATGATGTACGTTTCTTCTGGATTTAGATGCTTAATTGCTGTACTTTTTCCTGTACCTGTAGCACCTACAATCCCTACTAGCTTTGAACTCATAGTTTTTAATTTATTTAGTTATTTATTTTAATTGTATAAAGATACGAATAATTATTTTAATTATACATATTTTATCTTGTTTTTATCAAAGAATTCTAATGCCTTACTCAACCATTTCAATTCTACAGGTTCATTAGAGCTCACTATATATACATGTGCTTTCTTGTCTGGAGTGTTATACTCCATAGCCATACATCGATTTATTTTTTGAGCTAAATTCTCTGCATTACTATCAAAATAGTTAATAATCACTTTATCCAGAGGTTTATATGTCACTCCTGTATTACCAATTTTAACAACAGCTAGGTGATTACCCTCTCCTTCAGCAAAGTCTTCAAAGATTTCTTTTTCTTTAGACTTATTGTGATAGGAAGGAATTCCTAGACTATCTGCAACAGCAGTGGTACCACAGAACACCAATACTCTATCATTTTTATACTTAGCCAAAAGTGCCTTTGTAGCATTAGTTTTGGCCAGGGATGATTGAATAACTCGCATTCTTGCAAGACGCATAAACATTGTATCTGATCCACTGTTCTGTAATTTATTAATTACCCAGGATATACCATCATAGTGTTTCTTCTCTGTTTTAAGCTTGCCCTTGTAATCATTATATACAAGATTATCTAGTGGTACTCTTATTACATGTATTTCATAATCTACAATCACTCCTTCTTCAATTGCTTTTTTAATTGGATAGTGAGCTACAACATGTAAATCAAGTTCTTCCTCTAGGGTTCTTTCTGTCTCACCAGATAATGTACCAGTGAGACCAAGAATCTGTTTGTTGTTATCAAACAAATCCTTACATACTTCTATCTGAGCTTCACTCAATAAATGTATCTCATCTATAATAACAAGATCAAATTTCTTATCAGCATATTTCTTTAGTGATAGATGTGTTGTATATGTTACATTAGCATCGAGATACCCTCTATCAGCAAAATCAGATTGCCAAGATTCTTTAATCTTATTGTCTGGATAAGCAATAAGTACACTCTTAAGTTTAGGTTTAAAAGATTCTAGTATATTTATACTAGTTCTAATCTTTCCAAACCTTGGACATAGATTAAGTATTCCATGTTTATCTATTAACCACTTATCTGCAAACTCTAATTGTCTTTTATCTCTTATTGTCATACAATGTTAGTTAATGGATAAACATCTGATAATTTATCATCTCTCTCAAATGGATATGGATCATCTATTTCACTAAATACAATTTTAAATTGTTTTCTAGCTTCTTTCACATGTAGTTTTGCAAACTCAATCATTAAATCAAGGGTTTTTCCATCTGATTTATGTTTAATAACAAAACTTGTATAAAATTCTGCTGCTGTTGGTATCATTTTAGAAATATTTTAAGTGTTTTACCATCATCTTGATATTGTAATTCAACATCTTTAGCATCATACTTAGTATATGCTCTTCCATTGTGAGGAGGTGAATGTTGTATAACTTCCACTCTTGTCACCTTTGGTAATATAAAGGTTGTACTGTGTTCTTCTTCTATTTTAGCCATCTTTTTTTTAGTATTTTATCATAATAGTCTATTCTTGTTTTAGTTCCATATGATTCAGTTGTAGTCCATATTTGTGGAGCTTCTTTTCTACATTGTTTAATTCTTTGTCTTGTAGTTCCTTTTGTATCTCTAGTGTAATACAACCAGCTTTCCCAATAATGATCAGCGTGTGGTGCTACAAATGTTACAGCTATTTGCCATTTAAAGAATACAAAGCTTATCCTAGGACTCCATTCAAATCTGTAATCATCATATTTAGTTTTCCAACCTAATGGTACAAAATCAAATCCTATTTTTTTAGGAATTGGAGTTAAATATCCTGGCTTATCTTTATTCTTCTTCCAAACTCTTGGAAAGAAATAAGGTGTACCAATAGCAATCTTACCACAATACCATTTTAATCTTAATGGTTTGAATGGAGAAAAATATGCTCTTAGATAATCAAAATCATTGATAAAGTATTTTATTCTATTTTTTAGTTTCATTTTATCTTAAGAAATATGATTTATTAATAATACTCTGATAGTCATCATCAGTAATGTCTTTCTTTCTAGGAAGTTCTTTGAACATCCCAATTTGGCCTAAGAAACCTAAACCAATTCGTATATCATCTTCTCCATAACTATTTTTAATTAGTCTTAAGCTTCTGAAATACTTAGCTCCGTATTGATCTTTTAGTTTATCAAGGTCATAACCACTTGGGTCAGCCACTTTATATCTCATAGGATCAAATAATGCCATAACAACATCAGCATCATTCTGTGTTGCTGAGCTGTCTGCAAAATCCTCTAATTGTGGTTCAACATCTCCATTCTTTAGTCTAGAAGGATTGGAAATAGATCTGTTAAACTGAGAGACCACTACAGGACTATATCCATATGTATCTCTAGCATATCTGAGTTCATCAGACATTTTATCAATAGCATCTTTCTTAGTTGGTTGAGCTGCTGTAGTTTTAAGCAAACCAATGTGATCTAATACAACCATAGTGATTTGATTTGGATCATCTGGAACATATACTTTATTCCATTGATCAAATTGTTCAATGGATCCACTTTGAAGAGCATAAGTCTTTAGTTCTTTTGCTATACCTACAGGATTTTCTGGACCATCAATAATTGTAACAATCTCACATAGTTCGTTCATGTAATCTTCATAATGCAAATATAGATCATGTTCATCTTTGGTCATTACTTCTTTCCATCCAAGAAGCTTACCTACAGGAATAATGATTCCCTGGTCCAAAAATATCTTACGTGACATCCATTTAGCCATTTTATAAGCTCTACTTCTTTCCATAGATCTATACCAAACTTTCACTTTAATTCCTGAAGCTTGTCCTTCTTTAGAAAGGGCCCAATCAACAGGGTTAAGTACAAATGCATCATCAATGAAAGATGTCTTACCAGAACCAGTGTTACCACCAATCAAATAATACATACTCTTACGAATACCTACATAGTTAGTAAGTCTATCAAACCCCATAGGAATTCCTTTATTCTTACCTGCTAATCCTTTGTTAACTTCTGCATTTAATAGTTCAAAACTCATATTTTATGTTTTTACTTGGGTATCTACTTATTTTTGATCTAGGATTTTCATTTATTGCTTCTTTCAAAGAATCATATTCAGTAAAAACTCCTTTTGGTTCATATCCACATTCATCTTCATAAATATAAATATCTGGTGAGTCTTTTAATTCTAGTTCATCATATAGTTTAACTGTTCTGTCATCAAATGTAACAACTCTTTGTTTCATATGTCTGTACCTCCTATTGGTTTTAATTTAGCTTCAGTGACTGTTGCTCCATCTCTAATTAATTCAATAAATGGTTCAAAGCTTCTTTGATTCAAATATACAGAAGAGCCTTGCATAAACTTAAGTCTATTAGCATTCTCTGTAACAGAAGTTTCTTTCTTTTGTGTCACTTCAAAATTGAGAGCAGCTATAAGTTGTGCAGCTGTGTATTCTCCTTCTATTAGTATTTTATCAAACTTAAGCCTACAATCATCTTTATGTAATCTAAGAGCTCTAGTGCCCTTAAATGTCTTACCCTTGTGTTCAAATGAATCAGTACCAGGATAGGCTTTCCACCACTCTTCAAAATCTGTAGTGGCAGGCTTTCTCCTAATAATCTTTGCATCCATTTTAGTATCTAAAAATACTAACAAATCCTTACCTATTGTTGTGAGCTTTTCATCAGTTTTGGTTATCAATCCTTTTCTTATTAAAGACTGATAGACAGAATCAATTTTCATACTTCCCTCACATAATGGAGAAACATCATATTGTTCGTCTATCAACTTTAATAAAAATATAACATCTAGATTATAACCCTTTTTGATAAGCTCCTCAAACTGCTGAGGTGTTACGCTTAACTTCATGTATTATTGGTTTTACTACTTTAATTATTGCAGGTAGTCTATTCTTAGCTTCCTGTTCTTCTTCCCACTTATGCCATGAATCAACCACATCTCTATATCTCTCTATAGCATATATGTGATCATTGGGATATTCCCAATCCTCCATTGCCCAACTCATTATTCAACAGTTTTTCTTGGTCTTCCGATAGGTTTTTTAGCAACAGGTGTTGTAGTCATTGCTTTCTTTTTACTAACTCGTTTTTTGTATTTCCTTTTTGGTTTTACAACTTCATCAACATTAGGAGTTTCTTCTTCAGATCTCTCTATTTTAACAGTTAATGTATCATTCTTTGGTTTTTTAATTGCTAATAATATTGCTGATAATAATGAAATAACGACAACTGATGTAATAATAATTTCTGTGTTCATAGTTTTAGTTTTTAATGTTAAAATTTAATTCTTAATCCAAACTGGCAATCAAACCAGCCAAATGTTGATTCTGCTTTACTTTTGTTAAATTTAAATATTTTCTTTAATAGAGGAATAGCATAAGCTTTAAACTTATCATGCTGTTCTGGTGTTAATGTATTATTATAATACCATTGCTCATCCTTTTCTACATCTTTAATTGTTAAATCAATTAATGCTAATTGATATTCAATTAGATGTTCTGTAATGTTTGTGCGATTGATTTTTGCTTTCATTCAAATAAATTTAATTGGTTAGGTATAAAAACTGTTTTTGTTCTTCTTCCTTCAGTGTTAATCTTGGTGACTAGTCTATTAGCTTTTTCAATATAGTAATCATAATTGACATTGTCAACTTTACTATTCTTTGGTAGGTAGTTGCATACTTTGCAGACCCATTCACCAGCTTCAACTTGACTAATAGCAGCAGCTCTAGTCTGACATTCAGGATTCTTAATCTTGAATATCTTATCACCATCGTTTGATACATAGTAACGTATCAACTTGTTGTACACAGTA